AATGCAGAGAAAATCTAATGAAGCAGCTAGATCTAGGCAGCAACAATCAGATCAAAATGAAAATGAAGATGTATTAGATCTTTTACAAATGGTACGAGAACAACCTGCTGTTATTGAATCGCCGAGCAATGCTGCGACAATGAATACTCAACAACAGCAAGAAGATAACCAACAGGAAACAACTGCTTTATCTGTTATACCTAAACCTAAGTTCAAGGATATTGATGCTCTCAAAGCTGATGATAGGTTTGGTAATTTATATAAGAAAGCAAAAAATAAAAAGAATAATAACCAATTAAAAGAAGCTGAAAGCAAAAGCGTTGATGATGTTGTTAATTATCTAATTCAATTTGAAAATACTGAACGCCTTAACAATGAAGATAAAGTAGCTGACGAGGCGAAAAAAAGAGAAAAAGAAAGAGAAGAAGAAGCAAAGAAAGCTGAACGAAATGCTAAAGAATCAGCAAGAGCTAAAGTTACTAATGATGCAAAAAAAGAAATAGATAAAATAAAACAAGCATATGAACGAGATGCCGAGAAAATAAATAGTGACACACTTACACCTATAGCAGAAAAAGAAAAGCAGCTGAAAAATGCAGAACGAATTCGTGATGAGAAAATTAATGAGATTCTAAATAGGCGATTTAATTTAACTGGCGAAGGCGATAAGACAGTTAAAGAAATAAAGAAAAGATTAAAAAAGGCAAAAGACAAACATGATGAAAGAAAAAGCAAAGCTGATGAAAAATTTCAAAAAGCTGTAAAAGGCAAAAAGCGTAATAGTGCTGAATATAAGAAAGCACTAGAAGAAAGAAATGAAGCTTGGGAAAAATCTCAAGAAACTCTTAATAATGTTAGAGAACAAATTTTTATCAGTGGTGCTGATAATTCACTCTCTACACCTACTAATGCAGTAACTTATGAGGATTGGTTAGCTTTTTTCCCAGAAGATAAAGTAGAAGAAACAGAAGATAAAACTTGGATAGATTATACAATTCCATCATGGATGTTAAAAAGCAATGGCAAGAATGGAGACAAAAGAAAATTATCTAATGATGAAAAAATTGAAAGAGCTATAAGTAATCAAGCTCATGATCTTGAAAAGGTATTTGAAAGAAAAGTAGATGTAGAAGCTAATATAGAAAATGAAAGCGAGAAAACTCGCTCGATTATCAAAGCTGTGAAAGAACAGCTCAATTGGATTCTCCATGGTTATATACCGCTTGAGAGTCAGACTATAGATTCTAAAGGTCGAATAAGATTTGATGAACATACAGAAAAAGCTATTGATGGCTTCATGAAACGAATGAACATGACTGATCATGAGAAGTGGTTAGTATTCCATATGGTAGCTAAACGTATTGGATATAGTCCTGATAACAGTGGGAAGTTTCTTTTGCATAAAGTTCCTGATGATTTGTTTATAGATGCATTAAATGATATAGAAGCATCTATAGAAAGAGAAGGTCATCCTTATGAGATGATTGAATATCGTAATCGCAAGTATGGCGGTACTCAATGTTTTCCTATTGGTATCGTAAACGAAGTAGAAGCTAAGATGCTCACTCGCGCAGGTGGACCGCTTGCAGGTAAAACAGTGCAAGAGGTAATAGAGGAATCTAGGAACTATTTTGTAAACTATACTCTCCCTGAGATCAGGAGAAACGCTCATGAACAAGATAGAATAAAAGGTGATGGTAGTGGAACTGCACAGATGTATGTTCTTGAAAACTATGCACGTGCATTGTGTTCCCTTGATTCTGTAACGCCTCGCTATTACAACATAGCTGAAGCTATTGATAAAGGTTACGATGAGATCATGAGGGGTCTTGACCCCCACAACAATCCAGATATGGATGAAGATGTTCGTCAGAAAAGGTTGGAGATACTCAATCGTTATAAACGACAATATCAAAGATCAGCTGCAAGGTTGGATAAAAGGCAAAACAGAACCAAACGTTATTACACTCAGGATGTATATGATACGGAAACCGGTGAACTTAAATATAAAAAAGGTACCAGAGTTGAACCTGATCATAATCCAATGGGAGGTACCTATATCGAATTGAGGAATTCTGCTCTTCATCCGTTCGAAGCAGCATGTAACTATGCTTGCAATTTAGCGCAGTTCATGGGTGTAGTTGGTTTAACTCCCGTAATCATTGGTGGTTATGTTGAGCACTTCACTAATAATATCTATGCTATACAATCTAACGCAATGATTGGTTGGACTCATGCATTTTGGAGCACGCATCTAACACACAATCAAATTGACATGAAGAAATACAGACCTAATAAAGCTATGATGAGGCTTGCTGGAACAAAAGAATTCCTTGAAGCTATCAGAGCATGGAAGGTTCTTTTGCGTGTTGGTGGTCAGGATGCTGTTATTCTTTATAACAATTTCTATAAAGACCTGACTATTCCAAATGTTGAGCAATTTTTGCGAGAGAAAGTAAACCAAGAGAGTTTGTCCAACAACGATACAGCTCAGAAAATCAAGGGCGCACTTAAGAAGATAAATGATATTACTCAATATATTATGCCTGGTGATCTTGGCTTTACTAAATCAGATGCTCATAGGTTTATGGAAAACTACATGATTACCCAGCAGATGATAGCTGCAAACGGTAACAAGCTTGAGCAATCATTCACAGCTGATGAGGTTTACGCATTGATGCAAAGCATGGGTGCATCAAAATTCATGTCATCTCTCACATCTAGCTATGCTGGTCGTGAAGCAGCTATCATGATGCGTAATACAACAATAGCCAGGGAAACGCCATTAAGTCATGCTGTTGATACAATTCTCAGGAGATCTGGGATAACTAAGCTTGTATTGACTATGGGTATAGATACCTACTTCCTCTATGGCGTGAACATGATTCAAGCTATGATTCCTATGTCTAGCACAATTAGTTATCTCGCTGTTAGATTCGGTAATCGTTATGTGCTTGGGAACGGAAGAGAGAATCCTGAAGCAGATATCCTTAATTATCAAATGGGTGGTCATGACCAATTTGGTCAAGGTTTAGTTAAGAACTTTTTATATGATTTTACCAAGATATTGAATATAGGAGGTTTTGCATTCTTCTGTTACTTGATTATATATGAATTCCTAGGTTTCGAACCACCGGAAGATCCTGCATTTAGATACAACATTGAAGAGTGGAGAATCGGCCATAAGATAAACCTTGGTGGTGAAGGTGTTGGTATACCTATATTCCAGGCATGGTGGCTTGATGATATTACCTTGTTCGGTAGACCGCTTATGTATGCTTTCTGTATACACAGATATTATAACGATCACCACAATCTTCCTCGTCAAGCAATAGATATAGCATGGAAAGCATTTAACGAGGGTTGCTGGGATGTTGTGAGTGGTGCCAGCATGTTTGACCTTGTTCATGCTATTCAAAATGCTACTGGTATTTGCAATCAATACGAGCAAATGCTAGAGAATCCAAAGTTCACCGAGCATAATACGATGGCTGATTTTATGTACATGAACTTCTTTGAGCTTCCTCTTGCTAAAGCTGCTGGAAAAATGTTCGTTCCTAATTTCATAAAGGAAGCACTTAAAGATAAGTACGAGCATACAGCTTACTATGTTTACGATCGTGACTCTGAATACCCCATGAAGACGGAACAGGTAACTGATTGGGCTGATTTGCAAAGGCGTATAGAATCAAGATATAACCCGCTTTATGCTGTATTCAACAATCTATTCCAGAATCATTACTTTACCGATGATGGTAAAACTCAAAAGACTGGATACCTTCTCAAAGAGATGCCATACGAGACGACACCAGATCCGTATAGAACAGCATTCATGGTTAAATTAAAAGATGAAACCGGATACAATTTGCTTGAAAATTATAAACAGGAAAATCCTGAAGACACTGAAGGTATAGAGCAAATGTATGTTGATGTCTTTCAAAAACTAGAAGACATCATGGCTGGTTATGATTGGGATGTTAATAAAGCAGTTGCTCAAGGTTTCTGGATGGATCCTGAAATGCGTTGGGAATTCGCTAAGTATTGCACGAGGAATCAGAACTATGCAAAGAATACTTATTACGATTTAAGGGATAAAGGCATTAAAGGTGAAGCATTAACAAATGCTTATAATGAATACCAAGATACTTGGAATTTTTACAAGGATATAAAAGATAATTGGATCTTCGATACTGAAACAGTACCATGGAGCGATGCTGGATATATCAAGCTTAGAACTGATTATGCTACCGTTTATCAACGTAAAAGCACTGGTCAACCTGTTAGTTGGCAAGAACGCTTGCTAGAAGGACCATCTGATATAGATGCAATCAAATATCCTAAAGGTAATATACCTAATCAGCTTGCGCCTTTCACGGTTCCGGAAACAGAAGGTCGTGGATTTAATTATGAAACCATTCTTTCTTGGTATGATCCTGAGCTTACTGATATAAACACTGTATTGGAAAATGCTGAAGGTACTCAAGTTCAAAAAGGATTCAACCGTGGACTTCCTCTTGATTCAGCAATAATGGGTGGTTCTCCTAATTTCGCAACAGAAGAATTGCGTGATGAAAATGGAGCAGCTAATCCTAATAGTAGATTGCTTAACGTATATCAATCAAGCATATTTAGAGCTAAGGAACCTACTATTAACCAAAGAAGCTGGGTACCTTTCGAAGAGAAATTCTTATTCGATCTTCCTAACTACAATGGATTCAAGAGTCCGATTGAAGAGCTTGGATCTAATGGTAGAGAACAGGAGACAGATAAGAATAAAGGCACAACCACCATGGATGGTAAGAATACCTTGCGCGATATGCTCATGCAGGTTGACTATGCCAACATTGGTGGCGGTATATATGGTGAACTTGGAAATTATATTCCAAGTAGCCAATGGTCATCATCTTCATCTAAACCTTCTTGGTCTTCATATTCATATGGAGGTAGTCGATCTTATACACCTAGAAGCTACAGTTACAACAATGGTGGTAACCGTAGCAATTATTCACCATCTTATTCATCTTCATATTCAGGTGGTGGCGGTGGTGGATCTTATTCATCTAACTACAACCCAAAGATTTACAACATGCATGTATCTGGAACTCCGACTCAAGTTCAGAAGGTTTCTGGAAACCATACCAACATCAATCCTCGTTCGGTCAATTTCGATCGCGCATACGGTATGAACGCAAGACAACCGCAGGATGCGATGGTAAACTATCTACGACCTGGATTTGAAACCAAGGGTAGTCGTGAAGCCTATAAGAGACAGGATATCTAATGGGTGATAAGAAGCGTTGGAACATAGATAAAGACTCTTTGGAATCCGTTGAAATATGTAAAACAATGGCTAAATTCCAAGAAGCTAAAGGCCAGATGAGATTGAGGACAAGCAACCATGAACTCTATGGCTTGATAGCTAAGAACAAGTCGATCCATCAATACTTCGGCAACACGAGAAGTAAGCAGAAGAAATACTTCAGCGAGGGTTCTACGCAATACATTTTGCGTAAGACCCTTGCTGATACCATTCAACGTGTACCTGATGGTGAACTTGAAACACAGTATGACAAGCAAAGTAAAGAACATATCTTCACACGTTATATCTTCGAGAATAAAGTTATAGCGTCTGAATTTGAAGGCATTGATATGATGTCCAATTTGACTAATTGTTTCAAGATGTCATTCATTTATGCCTTTGCACCAGTTAGAACGGGGTTTGAAAAAGATTACGATGATGATGTTCGTATCAGCTTCAACCTTGAGAACTGGTCAGATGTGTTCATCAATCCTGATTGCAAAGATATCAGGCGACCAGAGGTTGTCTATTTCAGGCAATATATGACACGTGACGATGTGGAAAACTTGCTTGATCCTATAACCGGATCTGTGCGCGATAGCACCTACAACGAAGATACTATCCACTATATCTTGGATGAAGATATCTTTACAGCACGACATGCTGAATCAGAGAAGCTTGCAGACAAACTTAAAGGTTCAACCTCGATATCATCGGTCACATTGATTACCGAATACCGTCGCGGGGCTAAAGAGTTTGTAACATTTGTACCAGAGTTGAAAGCCGTATTTCGTCGAGTGCCTAACTATGATCCGCGAAGAGGAATTCCTTGGAACTTCCTAGTCCTCGAACCAGATCCGGATTTCCCGTTAGGCATTAGTCAAGTTGAATTCTTGCTTGCAGACCAGCAATTCAATGACTTGTTCCAAACATCGGCATACAAGAATCTATTGCTTGCAATGGAACCACCTATCATGGTTAGCGGTTGGGAAACCAATCCATCTAGTTACAAGTTCGAACCTCGTAAGATCTGGAACCTTGGCAATAATCCTAACAGCAAGGTTGAACCTGTTAAGGTTGATAACTCTGTTCTCTCCGGTTGGAGCACAACACGTGAATCAATTTCAGCTTCTATGCTTCGCAACCTTAATGTAATGGATGGTCAAGTTGCAGCTGATATGCATACATCCAATTATTCGAAGACAGCCCCAGGTGTACAGCAGCAAGAGGAAAACAAATCTATCACTATTAACCAATATCAAAAACGTGTAGAAGATTTCTTCGGTCAATGGGCTGTTCAAGCTCTTCGTATGTACATCAATTCGATGAGCGGTGAACATAAGCTTACCGTAGATGAAGAGACAAGACGTAGGCTTTACGATATCGGTGAGGAAGATTGCGTTGAAGGTGATAAGGTAATCATAGATTTCTCAGAGCTTTCGGCTGATATGCTTGAGTACAAGGTGAGAACCGGTTCACTTATCCAACGTAAAGAAGATCAAGAACTAGAGAAGCTTACCATCATGATTCAGCCTATCATTCAAAACCTTAATGGCTGGTCGGAAGAAAACCGTAGTGTCATTGAGAATGACATTCTTCTTCCTGTCACCATGAGGATGATAGAGCTTTCCGATACAGACCTTGCAGCATCGCTGTCTGAATCTCTTTCAACTCAGATAGCTAAGAACATGATGGCTGACATGCAAATGCAAGTAGACGGCCAGCAAGCCCAGATTAATGACTTGCAAGGACAGATGGCTGCTACTCAACAAGCATTGCCAGCCGAATCTCAGGAACAACTGGCTCAGGCTCCAATGGCTCAACCTGCGGAAATGCCAGCTCCCAACCCTCTGGAGGCTATGCCTGAAGGCGCTCCTGCTCCGATGGATAGCGGGGAAGCTTCGCCGAGTCTCCCCGCTTATCCTGAAGAGGAAATGCCTGGTCAACAAGTAAATATGAATGAGGACTTATTAACTATTTAATTTTTGTTATAATATCGCCGACTCGGCGATAAGTTATAAGGTTGAATGAACAAAGGAGGCCACTAATGGCACAACCAATTTCGCCGCAGATTTGGAATAAAGCAGCATTGACTGACAACCGATTGCTTCCTGCTCGGTATTCCATCGGCATTTTTACTGGCAAAGGCGTTAACATTGCCAACAATGAGGAAGCATATGCATACGATGATATCCTTGTATCCGATCGTATCTTTGATTACGATGACCGTCGCCTTAATGGTCTGACTGGTCCTGGTTCTGCTGAGGTAACTGGTCGTGATGGTTGGGGTGCTTCGGCATATGGTCCGTTCCAGACGGTTCGCTTCACTCGTCGCGTGTTTACTTCTGGTCAGCATAAGTCTATTGCATGGCGTGTGTTCGATGAGAAGCAGTACGCTGGTAACATTGGTGTGTTTGGCGATGCGGCACAGTCTTCTGCATACACTGGTGGCGAGTCTTACTTGTCTACTGCTGAGACGATTAACAAGGCTAAGTCTATTTGGGACAAGGAGATCCTTGGTCCGCATATTGATAAGTATAACTTCTTCGCCATTGCTAACGGTCATATCTCTGGTCGTTTCGTGCAGACGCACGCTAATGAGGGCGCTATGTTTGACTGTGATGGCGAGTGGATCGCTTCGCCTGGTCCTTATGAGGGCCTGTCTTATCCGCCTGAGTTTGCTCCGATTAAGGCAATCGAGTGGGATAGTCGCAATGTTCGACCGATGCTCAACGCTATCGACGTTGCATGGACTAACTTGTTTATCCCCGAGGATAACCGTGTAATCCTTCTCGATAAGGCTTATAAGGATGACTTGCTCTCCAATCTTATCGGCATGCCCGGTACCGTGCCTGCTACCGAGAAGGCTTATGATGCATTGGTAGAGGGTCGCTTCGAGCGTTTCTATGGTTGGGATTTCGACTTCTCGATTCCGAGCCAGTATTACCCGAAGGTATACTTGGATGCTAACAACAATGTCGTGCATAGCGCAGATGGTCAGGCTGCATACGATATGATCGTCAATTCTATTGATGAATCCTCTGCTGGTGTGCTTAAGCTCCAGAATGAGCTTGCAGCTGCAGGCCGTGTTCGCGCAACGAACTATATCGGAACCTACTTCGATAGCGCTAACAAGGTGTTCGTTAACGAGATCACGAACTATCCGCTTTCCATGCCGTCTGGTGCTCCGTACTATGGTAAGGCTGAGACGCATAATGAAACTAGAGTTGATTGGGGCGTACCTGCTGATAGCGATACTCCTGGTCCCGTGGCTACCTTCCCGTGGCAGGGCTTCCCTGGTCAGGGTATTCAGTCTCCGACTGGCCCTGTTCTCACTGGTCTTCCTGAAGGTAAACCGGTTCAGCGTCAGGTTATCGGCATGGCTGTATATCGCCCTGCTGCTCAGCTTGGCGAGGAATACGGTGCTATGGAAACCGATCGCGGTAAGACTCGTGGTAAGTTCACTGAGCTTGTCTTCGATATCAAGCATGATGCTTGGGTTATCCCGCAGTATTCGCATGGCATCTTGCTTATCGTAGATGCTGAGGAAAACGTTGGCGAGCCTGCTATCCCGGTTCATGTCGTTGACGGTGGTAACAGTAATGATAGCGGTAGCAGCGATAGTGGTAGCAGCGACACTACCCAGCCGTAAGCCATAGTTATTTGCTAAAATCCAATGGGGCGGGTGATTTAATTTCGCCCGCCCCATTTGTTTATAAAGGAGATAAACATGGCCTTACTCGAAGAAGACAATAAAAAGCAAAAGCAAACTGCTAAGAACCAAAAAACTAATGCTTCTTATAATGACCTTACCCAAAAGGCTTTAAATCAATTTGAGACAAAAACTGCTGCTCAACAAGAGCAGTATGGTAATCAAGAAAACAAAGACCTATTTGATAAGAGTGCTACAGTAAAAAAAGATAACGCTCAATACAATGTAAACTCAATTAACCAACAGTATAAAAATCAAAAGCGAACTTACGATATAGCAGATAAACAAAATGAAAACTTAGCTAATCTTCAACAGGTAAACGCTCGAAAAAAATCTGAGACTGAAAGATTCCAAGCTCAAAGGAATCTCCAGAATGCTGCTCTTGGATTGTTTGGCTCCATGAACCAAGCTATGAATGGCAGTACAACTGGCAATGTCATGAGCATGTTGAAGAATAGAAATGATAATGAGAATGTCAATTATTGGCAACAGCTCACAGATAACCTCAATAGCATTTGGGATGCATATGATGAGGCTCATAATCAAAACCAGATCTCTAGAATGGATGCTAAAACAAATGCAAAAAAAGGTATGCAAGATGTCGTTTCTGAATACTCGCAAGACCTAGGTAATCTTGAGAGCGATTACGATAACACGATATTAAGCAATCACTTAAATCGTATAAACAATGAAGCTAATTCTTATAAGAATTCAGTTGTAGGAAGACGGCAAATTCAAGGTGATCTGTCAGCTTACTTGAATAATATCGATCCTGATTTATATCAAAACCCACAAGATATATGGTCACCTAATGCAGGTTCCAATAATTTTAATACTGGTAAAAAAGCAAAAACAAAAGCATACGAAAATGCAGCTGAACAATTTAAAAAAGAGATAAACAAAGAATTAAAAAATCTTAATATGATTTATAAAGGACAATCTATCATCGATCAGACTACTGGGAAACCAATATCAATAGGTAATAATATTGAAGTGTTACTTAAATCTCAAGGTGTTGATTTCGATGCTTTGAAAAAAGGTGATCCTGAAAGATTTTTCGAAAGTGTAAGAAGGTTGCAATCTAGCCCAGCAGCAGGTAGACCAATAAAACAAATTGCAACTACTATACTTAATATACAAAATAAATTTGAAGAATCACTCGATGCTACAAAATTAAATAGTTCAGAAAACTATGGCACATCAAAAGCATTTGACTTATTTAATAAAGGTTATGGAGCTATTAATAAAGATCTTTATGATACAAACCTTATTAATAAAAATGATTACACATATTATGAAGATCCGAATAAGATAAAAATAGGTGCTAACAAAATAGATACTTTACAAAAAAGTATTGATAGCACAACAGCGTATGATCCTTATGAAAGTAGAAAAAAGAGAATAGGAAATTACCTAATGCCTGCTGTTCCTGAAGCGAAAGTTGAAAATAAAACAAATAAACTTGGTGGCAATGATTACTTTAGTAATCTTGTTAATGGTTACAATAATAGGAGGTAACAATGGCTAAGAAAATTCCCTTCGATGACGATACAATGACTTTGATCATGGGTCTCGGTGGACCTGAAGAACCTGGTCAGCATGGCCGTAGGATGATCCCGGCTCCCGAGAATAGCGCCATCGATGTAATCACACAGATCCGTGACCTCTGTGAAGACTTCCTTCAATCAGCAAATAAGGAAGAGGATACAGAGGAAACAGAGAGCACAGAAGAAACAACACCTGAAGAGGAGAGCGAGGAAGAATAATGTCTCGCGGATTAACGATAGCTGACTTCGTTCAGCAAGTTCTCTATGCTATGTATAAAGTAAGGCTTGATGTAACAAGTGGTGCATACAATAATGATGAAGCTCCATCATTTCACTCTAAGAGCGATAAGTTTAAAGAGATAGTAATGGAAGCTAATTTCATGTTGCAGGAATTCCAGAAAGAACAAGACTGGAATTTCTTACGTGAACGCTGGGATATAGGTTTCTCCCATAATATCCCGCATGGCATCATTCAGGAATTCAGGATACCTGAAGGAGTTTATAAGCTATGCACCGGGTACAATGATGCAGTTCGTTTGCATTATGGTCGCAATGGTGTAATGCAGATACCTTTTGATTCACCACGATCCGGTAATCATAATGCTTACGAGATGTTTGATGAATACGGTTACGCTAACATAGACAAGAATAAACAACGTGCTTTCGTTGTAGGAGACACATTGTCGTTCTATCGACCATGGTTACCTCACGAAATTGGTTGCCATCTTGAAACAGATGTGATTAGTTATATCGAGCCATTGCATATATGTAGCGATAGCTGTCCGGATAATTGTCCTAAAGCTTATAGTGATATCCAATTCAAATGGATGCCCGATCCTTATTACTTTGTAATAAAGACAGCAGCAAGACGAGCTATAGCTGATCCATCCCTTGCTGACATAGTTCAAACATTGAATGATGAAGCTAGTAAGTTCTTGAGTGCAGTACGTGAAAACGATTCAGCTCATACGCATCTCGATACTTACGAGACTAATACATTAGGTTATATCTCGGTATTATAAGGAGCGACTATGGTAAGAAGAAAAAAATCAAGCAATAGAGGTACAGGTCGCCCTTCTAGCTCTGAACCTAAGATTCAAATGTTCAGCAAATTCAATGGTTGTAACTTTGAATTGTCTCCAAGGGATTTCAGTTTGGGTAAAAGCGTTTACCAAGAACAATCAGATCTAGAGATGAACTTTCTCGTTATTCAAAACAATGCTGGCATTACATCCAATAACACGATAGAAACCAGAAACAATCTTGAAACTATATTCCAAGCTCCATCAGGTACATTTTCCGGAGCTGCTATTCTTATTGGTAGTTCGCTTATAGCTGGAATGTCAGGCGGTTCTCTTTATAAACATGATTTAATAACGGGAACAAATACTCTATTACAAGGGGATGGTAGCCATCATTGGTCATCATTCGAGTTCGCTGATAATAAACTTATCGCAACGACAGAAGAAAATCAATTATGGACTAGCGATGATGGTAATTTTAATTTAAGCACAGCAACACCTGTCCCTAATCCAAAAAATAAAGCAACCGTTCAAGCACATGGATTAAATATCAGTGATAATCCAGGTCCAAATTATCCATATCAAGTATCGGTAACATATGCATATGTTAATAAATTTGGACCAACAGCATATGCTCCAATAAAAACCTTTTACGCAGACTATGAAGTTGAAGAATGGAACGGCTCTAGATATCCTACTATAACAGTAGATTTTCCTACTGATCAAGGAATAAAAGCAATTGAGTTTTATTACACTGTTGGTAATTCTTCAACATTTTTATTAGCTGGTAGAAAAGATGTTGACAATTCAGGTTCATGTTCTTTTAACTGGTATGGTTATCTTGATGCAACTAATATGTGGCCTGTTGCTAATCTTATTGCACCAACAGAAAACTTTACACAAGGTCCTAAAGTTAGAAATGTTAAATGCATTGATAGTCGAGTGTATTTCTGGGGAGGCGACCCTGCGTACCGTCTTTATATTGGTGGAAATTCTGGAAACTTATTCAGTATTTCACCTGGAACCGGTGGTGGATTTGTTGATGTTGAACCAGGAACAAAACAAGATATCAGGGTTGTCACTAAATATAAAACCCAAAGCGGTGCTTCTATTGTGACAATGCTCACCAATTCCCAGAACACTTCAAAAGAACAACGATTTAATCTGGTTGAAAATTCAGTAAGCTTATCTAATGAGCAATCAATGAAATCATGGCAAGCTGAACAGGTAGCTGGTGCCATTGGTTGCAAAAGCTATAATGGAGCCATTGTATGCGAAGATGGTTTGTATTCCGTATCTCGATATGGCTTAGCTCTTACAACAATGACAATGGAATACAATTCCCAAATTCAAACCAACTATGTAAGTGACGCAATTAAGCCAGCTTTCATAGATATGGAAAACAGGACGTTTCTCAAGAACGCTTCGATCTTAGAGTGTGATGGAATTATATATATAGCATTCGGTAGAACCAATGACACATTGGATAATCTATTGTTCTGCTATGACATAGATAAAAAAGCATGGTGGACAATTAGCCTAGATATCGAAACAGATATCTTAAATATGATACATATTGATTACGAAGGTAAAAGAGAGGGAATAGGTATCATTACGACAAATAATATTTATCTATTGCCTCTTACTAAAAACGATAGCCCAGAAACAAACGTGAACTTCAATGTCACTTTGCAAACAGGTGAGCTATCGACACAGCAACCACAACAGTCGTGGTTCTACCTTAGTCAAATGGAATTCAGGTTTGATTACTTTATCGGATCTGTGACGGTAGAGCTTACCGGTATCGACCAATTTGGTCGCAAAGTCAAGACGAAGAAAACGATAACCCATAGTTCAACCGTATATAACGACACTGAATATATGCGTGTAGATCTTCGCCTACAATCCTACCAGATCCGTATAACAGGTCAGGCTAGGTTCAGGCTTACTCATTTTATGTCAAAGGTTTACCCGATGTCATCTAAGCAAGGATTGGTTTGGGGTTTCGATGATTCACAGTTTTATAGAAATGGTAAGACTGGAGACATTCACCCAACTTTTAAGAATTATAATGACATCAGGAAAGCGATTTTCACATAATTGGAGAGTGATGAATATGTCTGAATATGGTGTACCAGTTAGGATTGTTGATAGCGATGAAGAATATGGTGTGCCAATTAGAATAGTAGAAGGTGAAATACCACCTACACCAACGCCAACGCCAACACCTGATTCTGGTTATACTCGTGTTAGTATTACGGATAGTAGTCTTGCTTCATTTAACATGTTGCAAACGATGGTCACGATAGAAGGAAGTTTAACATGATTCATTCACACGCTGAAAATATTTTTAAGATAGCAGCATTAGCAAAACAATTTAAACCGAACAGTTGGATTACATATTCTCAAGAAGAAACTATTAATATTAAAACAGTAGATGGTTCAATGGTGTCATTTCTTAATCATACACATAATAGTAATTATGAATCAGTTGATACGATAATTTATCCATTTTCTTCTCATAGTATGACAAATAATACTGTACCTAAATTAATAGGTCCATCTAATAAAACCTATTTTTTAGATGGTTGGACAAATGTTAACTCTGTGTTATCAGGTTTATATCTTGGTACAGATTCAAATCCAATAACAAAAGATGATTACACAATGGATCCTAATAATTTATTAGATAGTAATACTAATATTACGATAGGTAATTCTACTTATAATGGCAAAGTAAATTCAAATAATAATTTTGAACTAACTCAAACATTTGCAATAACAAATAATGGAGAATCTGATATAACGATTACGAAGTTTTATTATTTCTTCCCTATATATCATAAAAAAAATAATAGTAACTTTTGGAAAAATTGTCTTATTGCCACAGAACAACTTTCATCTCCAGTAACTATTCCACCTAGTCAAACTGCTACATTCCAGATTCACGGAGTTTATCCATTGTCAAACTAAGAGAGGATGATCATTATGTTGTTGGAAACTTTTATATCGCCAGTTAGGGATTGCTTCCCTGCGCAAGTAGCTATCATTGCATTGTTGTTTCTAATCTTGCTAGATTGGATCTTCGGTATCGGCAATGCAATTATTCAAAAAGAATTCTCTAGCGAGAAGATGCGACAGGGTATTGGTCATAAATGTTCTGAAATGGGTTTCATTGTAGTTGGCGTCATTATGGATGCAATGATCACATCTGGATTGGATATTGGTTTCGAAGCACCCATACTGACAACGATTGCTGTTTATCTTTGCATTATGGAAATTGGCTCGCTTATGGAAACGTTTGCAAAGATTAATCCTGAGCTTGGTAATTCACCTGCATTCAAGCTATTGGAAACTGTTCATGTGATTCGCGAAGATGAAGGAGAAGCAAATGCCTAGCATTAAAAGATTCATAGAGCGAATGGTATATTATTGCGTAATTGCATCCGTTGGATATGACTGGGCGCGAAGGTGGAATGTTTACGATGGTGGCGACACCGATTGCTCTGCTCTCGTTATTACCTGCCTCAAGGAAGCTGGGTTCAATGTTGGTGGTGCTACATATACCGGTAACTTGAGTGAAGGACTCACACGCAACGGTTGGGTTAGGATGCCTGTAAACCTTGCAATTGTTAAACCAGGTGATATTCTTCTCAACGATGTTCATCATGTAGCAGCTGTGGTCGAAGGTGAGGGACGTACATCTAAGGTTGCACAAGCGTCTATTGGTGAAACAGGAGATGTTTACGGTAATCAGCCCGGAGATCAAACTGGATGGGAAACAAATATCAGCGCGATCTATGATTACCCATGGAGTTGTGTTTTGCGCTATGAAGGCGAAACAGAAGATACAATCGATTACGAGGAAATGGAGTTTGATATGAGTATGGAATGCGTATTTCAGCCTGATGATCAGAATTACCAAGTGTTCTATGATGGAGTGAACCTTCATCCCGCTCATCATCCTGACGAGATCGAAGCTGCTCAGAAGGTCTACGAAGAGACTCACGATGGTAAGCGTATGCCGGTCTTCCAGCTCGGCAGCAAGAAGGCACCTTGGGCGCAACGCTTCTACGATCTGATCTCTCGAAAGATTAATCAATGATGAAACCGATATTAGAGGCTTACGCATTTGCGTTCTTAATATTGATACTCGCACTTCTGTTTGCGTACTGCACAATTAACTAAAAAGAAACCCTGGCTTAACAGTCAGGGTTTCTTGGTTATAATAAATTTATAAAGAAAGGAGTCGGTATGGCCTACAATCCATCTCTTTATAATCCTTATGGCATTCAGCCACAACCAACTATGACGCAACCGATTAACGGATTATCATAGTTACGTTCGACAACATGGGTGGATCAACTAAAGAACTTTTCTCTTTTAAGAAAGAGCCAATGGTTACTAGTAACAATTCAGGTGAATTTGTTACACGTGAATACTTCGATCAGCAAATGAATAACATTATGGAGGCAATCAATGGCAAACGGCGGTTGAACTACTAGAGAAATATAGTTTAGAAGCTATAATATTAACATCAGAATTACTTGGAAGACCTCTATGTATTAGAGGTCAATGTATATAGGAGAAACCGATGGGATATAGATTCGAAGATAAACCAAGGGAATTTCCGCAACGTATCTTCGATGTTCGCAATGGTGCAACATTGAAGATATCTTTCGGTTGTTTCTATTATAAATACCATGATACAAAATATCACGATCACATGGGTTGGCCTACACCTACAAGGCCAGACATGATACATCAGACTGGATCAATGTACGATCCTGCACCATGGATGCCTGAACATCATGTGTTCATGGAGCAAGAGCTTGAGCCAATCCATCTCGCTACTGAAGGTTATACCCGGTTCTCTGTTGTAATAGATGACCCTGATATCGCATCTAACGTCACTACAACCGTTGGTGTCGATGAACTCGAAGATCATGTTGTAAGGGTTAAAATGACAGTGAACCTTCCTACTTTCACCGGAGCACCGAAGGAAACTGGTTTCACGGTGTTCACATCGAAAGCAGATGGTTCCATCAACGATTCGGTTTGCCATGGAATAATGAAGATCCTTCCTGGTGGAAGACGTTCATAGGAGATTAACATGACTTTCTTTAATGATATTCTTTCCTCTCTTCGCATTTGGAATAAGGGACATGACTACATGGTTCCCGTTGTTTCGTCTGTTGGCAATGGTGCTAAAGGAGAAACTGGTCCTCAAGGGCCTACTGGTCCTCAAGGCCCTGCTGGCCCTCAAGGCCCTGCTGGCCCTCAAGGCCCTACTGGCCCTCAAGGCCCTGCTGGCCCTAAAGGTATTCAAGGACTTAAAGGTGACAAAGGTGACAAAGGTGATAAAGGCGACAAGGGTAATAAAGGTGACAAAGGTGATCCTGGTGCAAATATAGGAGATATAACAATCGGAGACGGATTGTTCGTTGATGAAAACAACAGGGTTTCCACCGGTATAAAAAGAACAGATACCACATTAGGCCAATATGCAACGGTTGAAGGTTTTAACACCGTAGCAAGCGGTGATTATAGTCACGCTGAAGGCGAGCAAAATTCAGCTCTTGGTAACAATAGCCACGTTGAAGGATACGGGAATACAGCTCATGGATACGCTAGTCATGCTGAATGCCGCGGAAATATAGCTCATGAAGACTATAGCCATGCAGAAGGTCAGGATACGATAGCTCGTGGATCTCATAGTCACACAGAAGGTTATGCTACGTTAACTGCCGGATCCGGTAGTCATGCAGAAGGTTGGGGTGCGGCAGCTCGTGGAGACTATAGCCATGCAGAAGGTTATGATACGAGAGCTGAAGGATCCGCTAGTCATGCTGAAGGTACAGAAACTGAAGCTTCAGGCAATGCCAGCCATGCGTCTGGTGATCACACTAGAGCAGTTGGGACCAATCAGGTTGTTATTGGTAAATACAATATTCCCGATTCAAGAATCATAACTCGAACCGGTACCGGGTATACCACAGAATTTGTTTTATCACCAGAAACATCTGCTGATGACTATTCTCGTGCTGTTTTTGCAAAAGTCAATGGATGGGATACCAGGTGGTTTACCAAATCAATTTCAGAAGGTAGTCTTAAAATCACGTTCGATACCCCTCCGAGCAGTGGTGCTCAAATTGAAATAGAAGTAGCAAACGACAAATATGCCTTCATAATCGGAAACGGCACCGACGACAATCATCGCTCCAACGCTCTCGCAATCAAATGGGACGGCACGATAGTAACCTCTAATTTCTAAACTAAAGGAGCAACTATGTCATTTAAAGAAGCAGTAAAGAACGTGATGAAAAAAGGCAAGCACGATAAAGGTTCTGCGGAGGCGATAGTTGCTGCCGCCTCCCGTAACGCCTCACCTGCTGCCAAGCGTAAGAACCCTAAACTCAAGAAGGTTAAATAATGGGCAGACTTCAACCATTAGTAGAATTAAACATGAATGACGTTCTCACTGATGTCATTCGAAAAGTTAATACTAATTTCAAATTGCTTCATTCTAATTTCTTTACCGAAAGATCTACTATTGAAATAGATATAGGTGATGCAATTGACGATATTATCGTAGATTTTAATAATGAAATACTTGCAGAAAGATCAGCAAGGCAAACAGCTGATACCGATATAAACAATAGGTTTGATAATTACTGTCCATTAGATTCTGATACACATACAATTGATCCTCAATATTTACCAAGTTATATTGATGATGTTGTTGAATGTACAGTTAACCCTATGGCAGAACCATATTCTTCAACCTGGTTAAAAGATATAAACACTGGTGATATTATCATTCCATCAACAGGTAAAATCTATGTCGTTATATTTGAAACTGATTCAACTGTATATAGATGGAGTGGTAGTCAATATACGCAAATATCATCAATGGTAGATAACTATAACCAACTAAGCAATAAACCATCAATAGAAAATGTAACATTAACTGATAATAAAGATTTTGATGAACTTGGTATATTTATGACTGATCAACAAGGTTATAGTGTACCTGATGAATATACATTGACAACACAAGAGATCAATTCTTTATGGGAGAATGCTTCTCCAATAGGAGGTTAACATGGGAAAATATATAGACGGTAGCGGTCTTTCACATTTTATGGGACTTGTTAAAGGTGCTATCGCATCACTAGTTCCGAATACTAGGAAAATTAATAATCACGCTCTTGTATCTGATATAACTATTACCGCATCTGATATCGGCGTAGATCCTAACGCTGAACCAAATCAGAATGCATTCAGCAATATCAAAGTGGGAACTTCAACAATTGCAGCTGATTCTAAAACAGATACATTTGAACTTGTAGCAGGAACTAATGTAACTCTTACACCTGATACAACTAATGATAAGGTGACAATTGCGGCTACCGACACGACCGCGCTTGACTCCATGACTGGAACGCTCGGCGTAGCGCACGGTGGCACTGGGGTCAACACGCTCGGCGCTGGCGTGGTGTACCATAGTGCATCGGGAACTGGCGCGGTGTCGATCGCAACTGCCGCGAATCTAGTGTCAGCAATCGGAACTACCGCAGTCAACCGCGCAACTGCCGATGCATCTGGCAATAACATCGTGAACACCTATGCGACAAAGAGCGAGCTTGGTACTGCTACGGCTGGTGCCTTGCAATACAAAGGAACAGTTGACGCCGAATCAACCATAACCGGTTCTTCGTACAAGAAGGGTTGGTATTGGGTAGTATCTACAGCCGGTACTTATGTCGGTAAAGTTTGCGAAGTAGGCGATATGCTCATTGCTAAACAAGATAAAACATCTACTCCGTCAAATGACTTCGATGCAGTACAAAGCAATATAGAAGCACTAAGCAATTCTGAAATTGACACGCTTTGGGCTAATGCATAAGGAATAACTTATGGGTAAATATATTGATCAAACAGGTTCAGCTCATCTAATGAGCTTGATTAAAGGAGCCATAACTGAAAGCAGTGGTCTTCCATCAGGCGGCACAGCAGGCCAGTATCTCATGAAAGCGAGCAGCGCGGAAGGTGATGTATCGTGGGCTGACATGAGTATACCTACGCATTACCATACGTCGCTTGGTAACGGAAATGTTGATGTTATTACCGTAAATACGGAAACAAAATCTGTTCAAGAAGGATATAACACTACTGCAAGCAGTTCCTCTAGTCATGCCGAAGGTATTTCTACTACTGCTAACAACAGGACTAGCCATGCAGAAGGTTGGGGTACGATTGCTAGTGGTGACCTTGGTAGTCATGCAGAAGGATACAACACAGTTGCCAGTGGACGCTCTAGCCATGCGCAGAACGTAGGCACAATTGCTTCACGCTCAGACCAAACAGCCCTCGGAAAGTACAACATTGAAGACCCTGAGAGTAATGGCATCTACGCTGCCATTATAGGCAACGGCACATCAGATTCCGACCGCTCCAACGCCATTGCGGTACGCTGGAATGGCATCATAGACGAGGGAACGCCTGCTGTTCCAGGAAGCATCATCCCAGTGGGGGGCATAATAGACTATGCTGGCACGTCGGTCCCGAATGGCTACCTCGAATGCGATGGAAGCGCCGTGAGCCGTACAGCTTACCCACTGTTATTCGCAGCTATAGGTACTACCTGGGGCGCTGGCAACGGCTCCACCACGTTCAACTTGCCGAACCTTAACGGCAGGGTGACTATCGGCAAGGGGTCACGAACTGTAGGCGATACAAGCGTAGGTTCCGAGAGTCAAAGCTATACACCTAGCGGCTCGGTTAACAACCACACGCTCACGGAGAACGAGATACCCAGCCACGACCACGCGCAGGTCGCGCATACGCATAGTGTTAGCGGGGGTAAAGTGACCGACCACAATGGCAGTAGCGGCGGCATGAGCGCGAACGAGAGCCATTACCATAAAGGGTACTTCCTCAAAGACGCGGCAAGCGGCACGGCAAAAAACCTGGCCACGGTGAACGGCGCAAGTGGCAGGGTAGAGGGCACTGGTAAATTCACGCAGTCTGCCAGCCTCGCCCATACCCACACCATCAACCACGGCCACGGCTTCACACAGCCGACAGTGAACGGCGGCGCGACTACCACCGGGAAACGCGGCGGCGGACAAGCACACAACCACGGATTCACGGGTACCGCAGCAACCATCAGCCATATGCAGCCATCCGCTGTAGTGCGGAAAATCATACGCGCCGCATAGAAAAGGCCCCGGGATCCTTAGATCACCGGGGCATTCCACTAGTGCCACCTTGCCGAAGCTCGGTGCGCTTTAGTAATTTGGCGGGGGTAATATTAACGTCAGCCCCCGCATCCTGACGCCTGGGCGGGACTCGAACCCGCGACCCCTACTGCGCTCTACCAACTGAGCTACCAGGATGGATCATTGATTCCGAAGTACCCATCTTCATTAATATTTGATCCGCTATTCATTATAGCATATCACCATAGATATCATTAGGACTCTTCTTTCTTAATGGTGAAAACTTGCTAGGTCGCATACCAGGTGGCAAGCTTTCCCATTCATCATCATTGTTATCTAAATCCCATGAACCATAATAGTCTGGCATTTTAGGTGGTTTACCACTTGCTTCTTGCAAATAACTTACCTGAGCTAAGAAATCGCAAGCATAACCATAAGCATCCATAAGGTGAGAATAACGATCATGCTTAGGCTTAGCAGCCCAATCATCTACTCCACTAAGTTCCCTGTATTCCCAACTCTCAAAGCATTCCATTAGCCAATCACATTTATCTGAATTGATTATTATGTTTCCAATCTGCTGTCTACCTCTGTTAATCCTATCTGAAACATAAGTCCTATCTAATTTATACCACTGTATATTTGGGAAAGCGCGGCGACACTCTTCGAGGGGGGAAGAGGTGGACCCGGACCTATCGGAGTCCCAGGGTAAGCAGGCACCACGGATAAGATGGAAGTAAGGCCGAGAGGCCAGGTCCGAGACGCATTCGACCACGGCTTTGCGGTTATCCTCAAACCAATCATAGATAAACATACGACCATTGTAATACTGGAACACGACACAGCTAGTCCAGTCTGTCTGTTTATCTTTAGATGAAATGTCCCAAGCCATGTAAACAGGGTGAGTCACGTCGATGTTGTAAGGGCAATAACGTTTCTCTTTACGAACATTCTCGATACCAGGAAACACAAGGCCAGCATTGACGGCAAGGAACTCACACATGTATTCCTGCCTAAATAACAGGTCATTACCCATTGACCTGATATAACGTTGCCTGATATCTTCAAGCATTTCATCAGTGAACAAACGCGAACCATCTGACCTCACTGATTTATTAGCAGGCATTAGGTCAACGTATACATCGCCATGCTCACCAGGCCAGCCCTCCGGATCTGTGGTGCCTGTGTACGCTGCAAGGAAATCAGCGGCGATATTGCTCATGCCTCGCGGAGTGAAGTTAGCACACACCATGAAGCTCTTGCCATCAGCTTTCTTCATATCCCAAATAGGCATGATGAGATCGAAGGCGTTACGCTTGTACAAGCTAAGCTCAGAGATATAGAAGTTCTCATACGATGAACCGATAAGGCTCTCGCTTTCCTTGAAGCCGATGAACTGGATAAGAGCAGGAGCCAAGTCATCTGGATTGTTATAGAACTTAACCTGTTGCCTTGTTTCCAATGGATCGATAATGTCATTAGGATAAGAATCGAAATGCCTACGGCCATCAATATACTTATCCCAGATATTACGACGGATCCATTTGTTATCTAATCCGATATAAGCTGACTGTGTACCTGGATGGGTATAGCTGTTGAACAATGCGAACTGGATATCATTGGAGTCTTTGCCTGCCTGACGATGCCAGATATCCAATTCATAATGATACCTCCCTGAAAGGCGACGCGCCCAAGCCTGTTGTTGATAGGGCCTAGGCGCGTAATACAGGGGAACCTGCACCGCCATAAATTAATACTCCAAATCGATACCCTCGATCTCAGCGCGAACTTTCAGGCAACGGAGATACAACCCCATATGCTTCTTCTGTTCGAGCAAGAGTTCGAGCGGACAAGACGGTTTGAAAGTGAGCGTTCCAGCCTCATACTTAATCGTCATGGCATCAAGCTTATCATAGCGAATCTTTACCTGTTGATATTCAGCAATAAACCGTTCCTTGTAGTCTGAGCTTTTCATTCCGGCAACAGTGTCTTTAAGTTCCATGTTAATCCTCCTTCTGCTTAGCCTTGAGCTTCTTAAGCTCTTCGCCAGTTGCATCGATCTCTTCCTGTACTCGCTTGATGAACTGAACCATATCTTCAGCAGCACCACCGACGTTACGACAAAGATCGATACGCATCATTTCGGTAGCAAGATTGATAGCGTTATCAATGTTTGCATACTCTTCATCGATAATGAATTCAGGATCATAGAAGCCATCGCAAAGCTTATCCATATCATTATATGGAAGCTTCTCTGCCTCATGCATCATCTCATTAGCAACTTCGGCCATGTTGTAAGCGATACCATTTGCAATGGAAATAGCTCTCGGGAAATTGACATCGCCTAGTACAAACCCTAACACGCGCAACGCCTCAGCAGTTCCGGTTGCCGTGCGATATTTATCTACAGTTACACGCAATTGTTCAATAAGCTGTTCTTTAGCGGCTTTACATTTAGCTCGCTTATCTTTCTTCATGCCCTCAATTTTCTCTTCCAGTTCTTTGATAGCAATCTTCTCATCAATAGTGATGATCTTATCTTCATCCATTTTAATTCCTTTCACTATTTCTTAAGCTTATCAAGTTGAGCATCTTGCAGACGTTCCATCGCTTCAGCAAGAGATGACGGTGGAGTATTGTCACCAGCTTGCACAGCACCGCTACTTGTTTTCATGTCAAGAGCAGGACCAGTAGGAGCAGGCTTCTGTGCAGGTTGTTGTGTCTTAGCATAATCTTGAATCATCTTTATCTGACGATCAACCATGTTCAATGCCTTATCAAGATCACAACTGTAACCAATTACCTTCCCATTGTTATCAGTGACCTCATAATCCTCGATAATATTATCAAGCATTCCACGACGGATATCATCAAGCTTGTCATACTTAGGAGCAAACCTTATAACAGCCAAGCTGGGTTCGACTTGCTTACGAAGATCATCCTCGTGAATCTTGCAAGCTTCGTTGAACACGCGAGCAAGCTCACGATTGTAATCATCAACCCATTCTTGAGCTTGCCTACGAGGATTATCGCCACGGAACTCCTGACCGGTTTCAGGATTATAGAAATGTGGAACACCATCATCATCACGAATGCAGATATCATCATCATCAAGGGTGGCACCTAGCTTACCATTATGGTTACGCACACCACGCTCGATGAAATCATCTGAGATATCTTTAATCGTCCTAGCCCTGAGATCAGCGTTAATGCTGTTCTCGTATTTCTCGATATCTATATCTTCGATTCCCGAGAAAACGCTTCCAGAGCTAGTTCCACTTTCTCCTGTATCAACTCCAATAGAAGTATCCAATCCTCCAAAAGCATCCTCATTTGAAGTGCTGTCCCCACTTTCAATTTGAGTGGAGTCTTCCCCATCAATTGATTCGGCATCGGTATCAGTTCCTCCCAGCTCTGCGGTTGCCTGGGCATCTGCCGCAGGAGTTTCCTCGCTCTTCGGTTCCAACGCTTCAAACGCCGCAATCCACGGATCAACTGGTACCTGGTTCTCATTCGGCTCAGTCGTTCCAGAAGTCTGTCCGTCCATTTATTTCCTCCGTTTCTGTTTCCATCATCGTGTCCAACTTCGCTATCATTTGTTTCACCCACATCTGCCTCAGCTTGTGGTAAGTCAGATCCATCCTGTTCGATACTTTCGCTTCCGTCGAAATGAACATGTTCGACAGAACTTCCTTCATGCTCATCGGATCTGTGCAGCTGAGTAGCTTCTTCCTCGCTCTCGACAGATGTTTGTTCATCTCTGAGATGATCCATTTAAACTCCTCCATTCTCATAGCATCGCTAAGCGGGTCGTTGAATTCAAGAGTATGGTACACATCACATAGGGTTTCCCATGATGCAACCACATCAAGCGCATGCGTTTCATTCTCAACCCAATCGTGAAGGAAATTCTTTTCAACGACATTAGAAGAGTCCACCATTAAATCCGCCAAGTCCGGCCTTCTCAGCCATCTGCTCTTCACGTATATGCTTCTTCAACAATGCATGCGTTTGTGGAATAGAAGCAATCAACGTAACACCATCAACATAATCCATCATGGGTTTACCAGAGAAATTCGGTTCAAGCTCAGGATAAATCTGCCTGATCAAAGATTTCAATCCATACACTTGCAAAGTGTAAAGCTCGTTGTCAAGCTCAACACTGATAAGCCTAGTTGGGAATGACCAAATGTATCCACGCTTATTGTCATTACCCCTCACGACGGGTACCAAATCCACTCCAGGTTGGAACGTGATCTCTGTTCCAATCTTCGGGAACGTAGTCTTAGCTACAACCTGCTTACTATTATCAACACGTTCGATTACATAATCTCCTACCATACGCTGAACATCTTCAGCTGCACCGTAGATCATCTCTCCTGCATTGTATTCACGCACGATAATTTCAGGGCCAAGCTTCTCATCGAACGCCAGGTTCCTGTTTTTATCAGGAGTCATCAATGGTGTAATGAGAATACGTTTACCCCATAAAGGATGCTTATTGCCAAAGCGTTCAGTATGTGGTCCTTCAGTCTTTTTCTTTTCTTTAACAGGAGGTTTCCAATCTTCGCCATGTCCATCCATGTAAGCTGTTATACGGGAGCATCTATGTTGGTAAGTCAAACCATCTGGTTCAAGTCCGTATTCAGCTTCCAGTTTCTCCAATTCTTCTTTCTTGATAGCTGACATGCTTTACTCTCCTTTCGATAGTAGACAAGTAGTAAGCATGTAGTAAGTATACTATATGAGAAAAAAAAATTCCAGGCGAGCCGAAGCCCACCTGGAATCTATAATTACTTCCTCTTATGGCACTTGCGTCTAGCTACGCAGAACCCACATATCCATGGGATGTACCAACCTTTGCACTTGCTCATAATATCACCGACTTCTCACCTTCAGGATTAAGTTCCTCAGCTTTCATTATCTTATTGATGATCTGTAATTCCTCGGTACCGGTACCCATTAACATCGCATTATTATTAAGCGAACCAGTACCACTATCAATCCATTCTAACCATGACTCTTCTATTTCGAGAATTATATCCATTTCCTTATCAAGATCATCTCTTGTATAGGTAACGATATACATCTCATTAACCATAGATGGATTATAGAATATCAAGTTAGCTCGTTCGATGGTATCGCATACAGCCATTGCTGTTGCTATCTGCCATCGTTCCTCAAGCTCTTCTTTAGGTGTGCATCCGCAAACCACATGCTTCTCTGGTGAATAAGATTTAACCTCACCAATCTCTGTAATGAAAGGATTAACTAATATAATTCCATCTTTAGGCTGATCGATATCAGTTGCATCAGGACTGAATGCTAAATGATTATGATTGCCAATTTTGCAAACCAAAGCATCATCCCAATGTTTGAGTTTTGATCCAGTACAATTTGTATTAAACGTTTCAATTGCATATGGTTCTAAAATATGACCACGTGCTGCTGCACCATTGCTGACACAATCAGCCTCAGTTAAACGAGTTAACTTTCTAGCCCATACTTTAAGATAATCATAATCATCAATCTTTCTCTTACGACCAGTCTTAGTAACCGGCAACAGATCCTTTATATCAGTTGCCGTAAGATAATCCTGTCTAGCCCTGAGCCAATCAAGTTTTACTTTATGAAACCATTTAGTCATGCGTACTCCTTTAACCAACATTCATACCAAGCTTCAACTTCTGCTTCATGCCTAGTACAATACCAATCCGTCATTCTCTTGCAAACAGTACACTCACAACTATATCGTGAGCGTTTGTTTATCACCGAAGTTATCTTGTTTATCTTAAGTGTTGACTGATATGAGGGATCATGAAAACATTGTCTCTTATCTAACTTCATCGTTTCACCGCCTCCCCGCAATTCGGGCAGAAGTTCGGCTCAAAGTCTTCCTTTATGCCCTGGTCTGTCCTGCTTTCCACGAACAGGTAGCCACACTTAGAGCAGCGCCATTTGTCGTAGAGCGTGCCGCTGTGCTCCAGAACCCACTCGCACGTCCCGCTCCCCAGCTCGGCGTTTAACTCGTCGGCGATTGCTTGCCAGTCGTAGCTGTACTCAGGCAGCGCGGTCGCTTCTGGCATGTCGTACTCGTCGGGGAGGTCGTGCCAGTGCTTCTCCACGGTTTCGCGCACCTGCTCGGCTGTTAGCGTTCCATATAAACTCTCAATGGTATCAGCGGCTTTGCGCAACATGCGGCTTATCTCCTTATAGTCGTAATCGCGCACGAGTCTTGCCATTAGGCGTAACTCAGTTGTTCGGTTGTCGGTCATGCGTCCACCCCCTTACGCTCGAAAAGCTCACATCCAGGCACACATCGCTCGTCATCGCGGCAATCGCACGTCCACTGCTCCGAGATGTGAGTGTCGCCCATCGCTACGAACGCATCATACTCGATTGCGAAATGCTTGCAGAAGCGACAACGATATTTCTTTTCACTCATGCGTCCACCTCTATTCCTAAGATGTTCACATACTCGATCCAGCTAGCTGCAAATTTATCCTGACCTTCACTTGACCAAGTTGCTCTAGTGATTAAGTAATAAGCATCACGCACGAGTTCTTCCAACTCTTTCTTCTCAAGCTCGGTCGTTGTGCTAATCATCATGCACCTCCAATTCCTCAAGCAGCCCATCTATGCGCTCCTGCGCTTTGAGCAGCTTGGTTTCCATGTTCGACAACTTGTGCTCAAGTTTCGAGTTCTCGCGCTCGGCCAACTTTTCATCTCTGTCTAATGCCGCATTCAGCTCGTCGGCGATTGCCTGCTCGATGCGCTCGGCGTACTCGGAGATAAGGTAATCCCGCACTTCGCATTCGCACGCAACGGCTACGAACTCTCTCATCAGCTTCTCGGTCGTTCGGTTGTCGGTCATCGCCCTACCTCCTACTAGCTAAATCAATTAGTTCAATAACAACCAGCAACAATAGCGTCACGATTACGAATATCTCGAAGTCAGTCATCGCGCACCGCCAATCTCGGCGCACGCATGTCGCATTGGTGCCGTGCGGCAGCGCGAGCTATGTCAAGCAAGCTCACGTGCTTGCCCTTGAGTGCAAGAAGCCGCAGCTCCCACGGCCTTGCTCCGACGCTCGCGAGCTGGGCTATCACACTGCCAAGTATCTCCCATTCCCTATTGCGCTCAGTCATCGCGCACCTCCACTCTTTTTCATCCTCCGCGCTTTCTGAGCCTTCCTTGCATTCGCACGACAAGCGCATAACCGTGAACAATATGATTGATTCTTATCTCTTGGTTCAAACTTCTTACCGCATTCAACACATACAGGCAACAATTCCTGCTCACGTTTCATGCGTTCAAGATCACGTGCATTAACTTCTTCAATAAAGTCACCATTGATTCGCATTAACTTCGGTGAATCAATGGTGACAAATTCCATATAATTATTTATAACTACCATTATTTAATCTCTTTCAATATACCCATGTTGATATCAAGACCACTGATCAAACCAGATAACCTACGGTCATTCCAATTAACAGCTGTCTCCCTTGGAGCTTGACGATGAGACAGGTAATCAAAGTAAGCATTAACGAAACCGAATGCCGTATCATGATGAACCCTGTTATCAGGTGCATCATAATAAACATCTTCAAATCTTCTTCTAGCGATATCAGCTCTCTCCTTGTATGCTTCTTCCCTCGGTCCACCTTCTTTTGGATAAGGGAACAGCATAGCTATCAAAGCTTGAAGCTGTTGTTTACTCATATGTTTACCTTGATAGGTATTAATAACATTCGAGAAAGCCAGCACTTTCTTTTCAATGGCATTGCCTTTAGCAATTGCAATGAGCCTATCATTAGCTGCCATTGTATGCTTAGCTAAGAACACCCTGTCATTCACCAGCTTACGATACATGTTCTGGCAATAGATTCTGATAGGTGTCATGATTATCTGGCAAGGATATTTAGTATTGAAACTATTGGTTAACATGAGATTAATCTCATATGGCTCACCAGATATTATCCTTTCAGCTTGGATCCTTGCAACCATGAACACCAAGCCATCTTCAGTCATACCAACATTGGTAATCAATCCATCGTTTCCCTGCACGAATGGATCGATAAGCGAGAATGCATCCTTATTCTGGATAATCTTATACTGTGGAGTCACGCAACCGAGAAGCTTATCATCATCGTTCCTGATGTTAGCGAACATCGGAGCTGTCTCGTTGTACACGATTCCATTATCCTCACGCATCCAATAAAGCTTCTCTTGCCTTACCTCGAAGTCAAGACTCGCATCACGCAATGCATCAGCACTGTTATCCCATTTACCTTCAACACCAATACCTAACCAGGGAGCTACCCTGTTATTAGTTGCAACGATATTAGCCATGTTTCACTCCTTATAACAAAAGCCGTGGTACCTACCTAACGTAAGCACCACGGCCTCACTACCTAATCTTCAAGCTGTCTTACGCAAACGGGATATCGTCATCGTAGACAGCATATGGATCTTGCACCTGCTGCACATTCGTCGCACCAACCGATTGCATCGCCGCTGCAATAGCAGGATCCATGCCTACTGGCATAGCTTGCTGCGGTGGCATAGCCTGCATTGTTGGCTGCGGCTGTTGCTGCATCATTGGCTGAGGCATTGGTTGCTGCTGCATTGGTTGCTGCATTGGCTGCTGCATAACAGGCTGCATCATCGGCTGCTGCATTGGCTGAGCTGTCGGTGCAGCGTAGAAGTTGCCTTGCATCGGTGGTACCTGCGGTTGCTGTATTTGCTGTGGTGCCATTGCCACTGGCTGAACAGGCTGACCACCTGACACAGCATCATTGGCATACAGCTCAGGTACCTTGAACTCTTCAGGCAATGAACCAGACAACTGATAAGTCACGCCGCCTTCAACTTCCTCTACACCAAACAGCCTCGGATTACCTTGTCCCCAAGCTTGACCAGTGTTCGGATTGGCAGGCCAAGTCCACATGTGTACCGTCTTACCGATCAGGTCCATCATGTTTCCACTGGTCAAGTTGAACAGCTGCATATGCACGCTAGGTTTCTCGCCAGCTACTTGTTTCTTGCCAGCCTTCTGGAACACCAAGCTCTTCAATGTTCCATCAGGCGTGGCGAAACCAACCCTGATGTTCATCTTAGGATTACCATCAGGCCAGAATGCAGGACGACCTGGCTGGTTGCTGTTCGGATTATACTCACGAGCCTGAACTTCCTGCAATGAGACAATGGTTCCATAAAGCTCAAGCGAGAAACCATCCTTCTGCTGGTTGCTGTAGTTCCAATTGAAGCTGTTCATTCCACCGGGATTCAACGACATAATTGTTCCTTCCTATCAATTTGGTAATACATCATGGCTTGCCATATATTGCCATCAAGTTTCCTCATAGGCAAACCATTTGATTTCTTGTTCTTTATATAAACCGCTGCATTCACAGAATTACCCATGAGATCAAGCTTAGCCCATGGGAAATGTCTGACTGGTATTAACCTATCTGTTTCGAAATAGAGATGGAAGCTACCTGGTTTGGCTGGGTCTTCCATTGTCTTCGTAGTATTACGGAACTGGTTGCCGAACTCTATCACTTGCTGGTCATCAGCGCCATGACCACGACCATCTATATCAAGAACTATGAACTTCTGATACAGCATGTTCTGTCCAACCCAGCCACACGGACTAAGAGCTTTAGCATCTGCCTCAATATACAATGTCGGCATATACTCCCTGCTCCATCCCCATTTCTGCATGGGCTTGTTATCCATTGTGCAAGGAAAGAATCGCTTATCAGCACCAGTCCAACCAACAGGCAACAGCGGGAAATCTTCCAATGTCATATCATTGAAAGGCTTAGCTGCCTGCATGTCAGCTATGTTCTGTACTCCTTGGCTGGTCATGATATGACCAACGCCACGTTTGAATGCTCCATCTTGATACGAGCGGATGTCTTTATTGCGCAATGGTATTCCGTTTCTTCTGCATTTATCTATGCAAGTATCAAGGTCGATACCATAATAACCAGCCCAGAACATTCCGAAATAAGGTGATCCGCTATTGAAGTTATCATCCAATATCTTTCGACGTAGCTCATCACCTATTCTACTCTCACCTGGATTCAAGCCCATGCTTGTTCCTCCTTTCTTTTTAATCTAAGAATGAATTAACCCAGTCATCTAAATACCAATGGGTCCTGCTTTCAGCATGCGGTTCATACACGTCAGCATCTTCAAGCTTTCGATATTGTCTGACGACAATCAACACTGATAAATAAGCATCAGAGTTCTTGCCTTCGACAACAGCTTGCTTGCACCATTCCTCGATCTGAGTTCTCCTTGGTGCTGCTGTTTGCTTTCCAGTCTTGACCTCTATGATTATCTTATCCATTGAGTCAGGAGCATAGGCTTCTATATCACCAGGGTCGTTGCTCCCCGCCAAAGCAAGACGGCGAGCAACAAACCCATGGTCTAACAAGTAGCGAACTACTTTAGTCTCAGCCCTAGTTCCCTTCTGTTTACTAGGGTTGCTCATGATTAAACCAAATCAACAGCAAACTCTACGACTTTATCGCCAGTCCACTCAAGCGGATTACCGAGAGTCGGGAGGTCAAACCGATACTGTTTATCCTGCTTGGTATCCACAACGAAATCCTCACGTGCAAACTGAATAAGGTCATCGATCTTATCAAGATAACTATTAACCTTATTAGCTGCCTGCACACGATCAAGGTCATCCATCAATGCAATAGACTCCTCGACTTTCTTATCGAGAACAGGAGTCTTGGCTTCGATAACCGGACGCTTGAACTCGCTCTTCGGTTCGAACTCTTCACAAGCACAAGCTTCGCAAGCACACTCGATGTTGCTTTCATATTCTGCTTTCTGATGATCAAGCTCTAGCTGATTGGCAAGCATGACAATCCGATTGTCAACTGAAACAATCTTACCCTTAGCCGTCATGATGTAACCATTCTTATAAACGAGCTTAGACTTCTTGTAAGTTTTCATTCTGATTCCTTTCCTGAATCACTGGACAATATATAACTAGAGCTTCCTGCTCTCGTTACCAAAGGACAAACTTAAGAGCACGACCTTCATTATCTTCAGGTCCCCATTGATCAAGATAACCATTTACTCTTTGGACATGTTCCATAAATAAACTGATATCCCTATTGAAGAACTTATGATCCTTGTTATTGAAATCAAAGAAGTTCTCAAACCAAACAATAGGATCATGACCTAACACATGCAATGCAATACAACTATTGACAGCATCATTGTTTCTGTGACCATCATCGGCAAACGAGCAATCGCATAATGTTTCTTCAAGTAAATCAATAGCTCGTTTAATTTCTTCTTCGTTTGCATTTGTTGGTATTGGTTTACCGTAATCATCAACTTCAATCTTGAATGATTGACATTTCTGAGTACCACAATGAGCATCTATAGTAGTCATTTAATCCTCCTCATGTTCTTCCAGCCAATCAGCAATGACCTTGCGTTTCTCAAGGAACTCATTGCTGAAACTATTAAATGCCTGATTAGATTCCTCGCTATCAAACAAGCAACCAGCTTCAATGCAATCGTCAATCATATCAAGATAGAACTTAGCCATCGGTCTGGTATCATAACCACGACTGTAATACTTTACAACCCGATCGAACTGCCTGATCCATTTAGCTACAGTCCACATCATACAATCATGATCGCGCAATGGATTAGGTACAGCTGTGGTAACAGGCACATCATCAGGTCTGAGGTCAAACATCACACGGCTCTTGATATCGTATGCCTGCATGACGATGCTCATATCAAAGCTCATTATCACTGACGGAGCATTGACAATCGGAACCCAGTGACCACGAACTTTAGTCTGCTTGAACGTAAAGTTCAGTATCACTCCCTCACAATAGAACTTGTAAGTCGTGATACCAATCTTATAATTCAAACCATTCTGGAACAGGCGATCAAGCTTCCATCTTTCCTGTGCCTCGCTACGATCAGATCCGGTACCTGGTTTCATTCTCAACACATGTTCAGCATACGTCACAGCTCGAACTAAATCTTCTTCACTGTACACAAACACATCTACATCAGGTGTCGAACCCCAAGCATCAGGTTCGAAGATAGGCAAGAAGCAACTACCTGTAATGCAACCATTGATAGGCATTTTCTTAACTACCTCAACAGCCATATTGATTTTCTCTTTGGTATCTTCAAAGGTATGAAGGTATTCTTTCATAGTGAAACCAATAGTCAGACCGCTTATCTTCTCAACATGAATCATTGTCTATCCTTCTCTCTAATCTATTCTAGATTATCATAACCACCAGCAGCATTCATTCTCTCAACTGCTTCAGCTATTTCCTCCGGTGTACCATTACGCCTGATGTGGCACCACTCTTCATAAGTGATGCTACCTTCTTCAGCTGCAATGGTAGCATTGATGAAATCCATCATAGTTCTGCTACCCATTATTCACTCCTTATATACTGTAACGTCCATTCATTACACGACACCAATCATTGTTGTAATGAATTTTATCTGGGTTACAATCATCAGCCCATTTAGCATAACCAGTAGAAGCCCTACATGTCGTATGATAATGATGAACTTCATGTACCTTGGTATTGACCATGTGCATTCTTTCTTTTACACGAGACATAAAATCACCAGGACAATCATTATCACCGAAGCTGATCACATGACCAAACTCACGACCAGCTATATGATTGTTAATGATATCGATAAACTCAGCAGCCTCATTGCTCCTACGATAATAGTCGCGTAATGTCTGAGGCTTAGGTAACTCAACGCCAGTTGGATAATAACCAGACCGAGCACTCGTAATAATAAGCTCAGCATTACACTGGCTTCTCAATGTATCAGCAAGAGTCAGCATGGTAGCAGCAATGCCATCAGGAATAGACCAGCTGATATCTATGATCAACAGGTTAGGCAACTCACCTGGATTCCTAAAGTTACCAATCGCTGCACCTAGCTTCTTATTGTAACCTTCAGTCCATCGCATACCATTACCGATATTAAACTTAATGCAATCGGCAATGTCTCCAACGAACTTCGGTAACATCCCAAGCTCTTGCAATACATTGATATCAACGCTTGATGATAGGTCACCGATATAATCTTCAACCTTGAATGTATCAACGGTAAACGATCCATAACCTGAACCGCTGTAATCATTAATGCAATCACGACGGCTATCAGCTATATCAACATCACGAATATAATTAACTTCATCATCGACAACATCTTTGCAATCATGCAAATCATCAACGATCTCATCGTATTTATATTGAGCTTCAAGCATTGCTTCGCTATCATATTTAGTAGGTTTAATCTCATTATCATCTACAGAACCATTGCAGATAATAACATTACTTTCAATGGGTTTCTTTTCACCGAGAACTTTATCCCAACAGATACCCGGAAACATCTTCTCGATCGTCGGCCTGAGCAACGACTTGATTAAACTAGTCATTCCATATTGCCATTTGATATATGGAATACCATTCTGTTTCGCAAGTTTAACGTCTTGATTATTCTCAGCTAGATATAATCGAGGAAACTTAATACCCTCAACAGTTACTCGTTGTAACATTTACACTCCTTTCTAGAATTCTATTGTTGATGAATCATATACATGTATCTGGTTGAGCATACGTTCAAACTCATTCCATTCAGGTAGCTGTTTCAATGTTTCCATTACCTCAGCTAATGAACTTTGTTCAAACGCTTCAGCATCATTGATGATATCACCTATTCCCTCCTTCAAATTATTGACATCATCAACTGTAACACCAGTCATCCTCATTGAATATTGAAGAGCTTCTTGTATTTCAACTTTAGTGAAATGATCCTTCAAGAAAGCTTTCATCAAATGAGTACCTATATTATTTTTCCAAACATTATTAATCTCTCTAGCTATTATCTCAGCATCTTCTTTGTTCCTAGCTCGACTCATCCAAGCAACCATCTTGGTTAGATCTCGCTGGGTCAAGATGTTATAACCTTGACCAGTTTCAACTATACTTTGTACAACAATATCACCTGGATCAAAACCATAAGTTGCTTTCAGATATTCACGACAACCATTTCTATCTACATCAAATGATCGCCACCAAAATCTCTGCTTGATATTATCTTTCAACATGTTTGGTTTGATTGTCGGATTTGTTGCTGCGATGATCTGGATATCAGGAAGCAGACGACCGCTCATCATCTGCCTGCTCTCAATGAGAGTCAGGCAGGCTGAGAGCACGAGCTGGTCTGCTTCCAATAGCTCATCAAAGAATAGGATGTCACCATCCTTCAAGCGAGACAATCTGAAATGGTCATAGATTTCCATCGACCTGGTTTCAGTATCAGGCATCGTGATACCTGATACCTCATTCGGTAGAATCTGACTGGCAATAATGGTAACCACTTGACCGGCTCCAACATTCTTAGCATGTTGCCTGACAGCTGCCGTCTTGCCAATGCCAGGAGGTCCAACCAAGCATGGCACAATCATATCTTTAATCGTCCATGCATTATCAAGGAATGCTACCATCTTATCAAACTCGCTCATTAGATACTCCAATCATGTTGTGCATTAATGTGATGCCTAAGAAAAGCCCTGCTTTCTGATATCACATCAAGACAAATGATGTCATATCTAACGAACATATCAACAAACTCTGGATGTTCTTCAAGAAAACGTCGAGCTAGTTGCTCAAAGTATTCTCTTGTCATGGATTCATCTTCTTTGAATCCATCAAACACATCAATGAATACGATGTTATCATCATTTTTAGCTACGATCAAACCTTCATCCAAGAAGTCAGGGCTAATGAGATCATAACCAATATGCTTGACATACTTTACAGCAGCGAGCATGATCTTCTCTTTGATATCCATTATCTATCTCCTTTACAACTAATGGAATTCCATTACTAACTAATGTAATTACATTACCCAATCATGATCCTATACCATTCTGAAAACTCTTCTTTACAACGTTCCATTTCTTTCCTGAATGTTTTAGAGTTTTCAACATTCTTCAAATCATCTATCCTTTTCTTAGCCATGCATTTAGAAATGGAAGCTCTCAGTGATTTAGCTTGCTCATTACGAATACCCAACGGAACATTAGGAACATGCTGGACTTTCTGAATCTGCTCTGCCATGATAACTATCCTTTCTTATTTAAAGACTAGAAACTACTGCTGCTATTGCAAACAAGGGAAGCATGACAACCAACACAAAGATTGTCATGAAGTCTCTAAACTCACGTTGTTTCTCTTCGAAGATTTTCTCTCTCATCAAGATGATGTTCTTATCACCCATTGCTATTCTCCAAACGCATGAACCGTTTGTTGATGATCTTAGCTTTGCACTGATCAAGACCAGGTGACTCAAGGCTGGCTTCAACAACAAGGTCGATGTCATCACCACCGAGAGTCAGCAACTCATCAGCTACACCACGACCAACACCGATACGTTCACACAGTTCCTTTACCATCTTATTACTCGCCATTCTTTTTCCTTTCATACGAATACAACTGTCATCAATGTCATCACTGCACCAACTGCAAGCAATGGCTTAAGGTCAAGCAGCCTGCCAAGCAAAGCAAGGCAAGCTGCCAACATAACCCAAGCAAACAATACTATCATCTCTTATCTCCCTTCTCTTCAACTAGCTTTACCTGTTCTTGGTAAGCAGCCTCACGTGCTGCCTCTACCTCATCATTGTAGACGGAACTGTTGGTGCTGTAGTCTATGAACTTGACTTCCATCTTTACTCCTAACTAAACGTAGAAACAATTGAACAATGCGATAACTTCTAATGCTGCTGAACTAATCAGCATTGCAGTACCAATTAAGATAGCTTTCATCTTCTTATCCTTTCTAACTAACAAGCAGGGAGCTAGTATGGCTTAGCTCCCTGCTTTCCCCTAGTTTACTTTAAGCTGACAAAGTCTCAATCATTTCATGCAATCCTTCAAGCATATCGAGCAAATCCTTGCCGTTTACCCACTGGTCATACATCGTGTGATGAACATCATCGTTCAACTTATCACAGTAGGTACGCCATTCGATAATTGAAAGCTTGAAGGATTGCATGTTCTCCGCACCAAAAGTCGGTTCGAAACCAGACACATGGCAAGAGATATCATAAGCATTCCCACGAGCAGGCATCTCAACATTGATATCAAGATTCGTGTACGACATAATGATTCCTTTCTACGTTAATCTAATACAACAACGAATGATCTATCACATCTCCTGGATTAACATCCAGAACAATGCAAACTTCAGCAAGCCTATCAAGCGAGAGTATCATCTGACCTAACTCACATTTACGGTAAGCTGATTGATCCCATCTATACTCGCCTACTTCATTAAGCAAACGAATGAATTCAGACCTAGATCTCTTACCAAACTTCTTCTCTCTGAGCATCATCAAATATGCTCCCATCTTTTTATAACTAATATACTTCATAACTAAACTCCTTAATCTAATCTAACTAATCTCTCTCTTCTAACCACTCTACTCCTCCGAGGGTGGAGCGAGGAGTGGAGTGAAGTTGCAGGATGAAGGAGAGTACCCAACAATGAGGCGGTTTTAGCCAAAGGAGGAGCCACAGGTTCAGACGAGTTGAAACAATGGGACTTCGTTTCTAACACCTATCTAGGTTATTACGTACAAGATCGGGCAGCATAGCTGCTAACTTCTGTCTGTTCGAAGTCTATTGACTTCTAACTGTCTGGGTGGGTTGGGTGGGATTTTTAAAGAGTCAAACACGTATTTTTTTGAAAAAAAAAATATGACAGGGAGGCCGAAGCCTCCCTGTGTTTGTACATTCACTTCTTAATCCTTGAAGAAGTGAATGTTTCCGTGTATGTCTACCCAGTAGTACATACTCTCCTCCTAACTCTACTCTTCGTCGAAGAGGTCGTCTATGACGAACCGCTTCTCGTCCCAGTGGAAGGTGAACCATTCACCTTCCAGTTGCTCGGCTGCCCAGTCAGGCATGCCGATCAACAGTTCTTCGCCGTCCTCGTTGACGGCTTTGTACACCTTCGAGTCGTCGAGCTTATCGACGACCTTGATGGGTTCCTCCGTACCCATCAGCAGCGTCTTGCGCTGCCTCTTGTGGAGTGCCATAGCATCTCCTCTCTCTCTGCCTACACTACCGAAAACCTATCTGTTTTCTCACAAGTGTTTGACTCTTTAAACACAACTGCGATTTGCCGAACTACGGGCAAGCCGGTCTGCCTAGGGGCAGACGTTCGGCAATGCACATCAGTTTCCACTCCCCCTTATGTTAAACAGATAGACCATTCTATATTGTTTAATATATGTATATATATACTCATATATATACGGGGGGTGGAGGTATATTAGGACCTATCGGTATATTTGGTATCCCTGGAACTTC